GGCGTATCGGCTCACGGTGTTCTTACATTTCTGGGTAACCAATATATCGGTAAGACCCGCTGGTTTAAGCGCCTGGTACCGCCCGAGCTGCTTAAGTACCTGCTCGAGGGTGCTACGCTAGATCCTAATAATAAGGACTCGGTGACCTCGGTTATATCCAACTGGCTGGTAGAACTAGGTGAGCTTGACGGCACCTTCCGACGCTCTGATATCGCGACGCTTAAAGCGTTTCTAACTCGGCAACGTGACCCGCTTCGCAGACCGTTTGCGAAGAAGGATTCTGAGTATCCGCGCCGCACTGTGTTCTTCGCCTCTGTGAATGAACCGAAGTTTCTATCTGACCCGACCGGCAACCGTAGGTTCTGGACGATTGACTGCGCCAAGATTGATCACGGTCATGAAATAAATACACAGCAGCTTTGGGCACAGGCCTATCACGAATACAAAAAAGGTGCTGCGCACTACCTACCGCCAGAAGATATTGTAAAGCTCAACGCGCACAATCAGAAGTTCAAGACGGCTGATCCAGTCGAGGAATTGATTCAAACCAAACTCAAATGGGACAAGCCAAAGTCTGTTTGGCAGTGGCGTAATGCCACACAAATTGCTCAAGAGATTGGCTTCAAAATAGTGACTCAGAAGGAGACCAGAGCAGTGGCCCAGTCAATGAGGTCAATGGAAGAAGTGGTTGAGGTGCGCGACACAAACAAGGGAGACCTCTATTTGGTGCCTGTTTGGATGCCCGAAGAGTGACTGAGTAGTGGTTGAGTGGATGAGGTGACCGTGAAGCGCTGCGCAACAATCACCTATTTAATCCAATAATTCCAGAGTGTTCCAGTGATAGTGACTGAGTGATTCAATATTATATAAGTATTATATTTATATATATATAGGGGTATCGCAGATAAAAAGCGCTGAAAAATATAATAGTTTGAAAACCTCGATCACTCGATCACTCAGTCACTTAGCTAAATTTATTGTCCGTAAATGTCTCATTTAAAAATAGGATGACGCATGACGAAAGATCAGTTGATTGAGTTTATCGGAGATCGAAAAGGGGTCTCATTTGTTGAGGTCGAAAGACGCTTTCCCGAAATTATGGTGGGCCAACCTATGGTGTGGGAAAACGATAAGAACTGGGTCTACTGGGAGGGCTGGAACGCTGACGCGTGGAGTCTTATGCATGATCTCAAGCGCGACAAGGTTCTCGATTTTGACCCGTGCTCGATGCTTATCTATCTGATTGATGGCAAGGCTCTGGAGCTACCAATGGTGAAATCCATGCGTTCATACAAGACGCCACATTGGATGCCGCTGACTATGTGCCTGCATCCTGAGTATGTAGCGCAGCGTTAACTACTCTTATAGGTCACCGCGTTATGCCGTTCACTAGATTTAGACGAAAGAAGCCATCGGAGTTCCCGTATCGACGAATGAATGTGGGTGATGTGCAGGTGTGGCTGACGCCGTTTGGTGTGAAGGATGTGTGGGGAGATACGATGGCGAGTTCACATAAGCTTGCGATCCGTAAGGCTGAGAAGATCTTGGGTGGGGAGTTCGAGGTCCAGCTGGGTGAAGGTCACGTTAAAGTGATCAGGAGGAAGTGATGAGACGGTTCTTAAAGATCGAGGGCAGATCTCGAGGCGAGTGGGAGTACATGAGCGCAGACGCCATCAAGTCTTTTAAGGTCATTAAGCCTGACCATAAAGAGCACATCAAGCCTAAGGGCATGACGCTTGTCCGGCTTTGGAATGACAAGGGTCCGGGGCTAGACTTCTGGATTGAGGATAAGAGCTTTGAGGCGTTCATGAAGGATGCGGTCTATGGATGAGCCATCACCAGGTAGACCGTGGGTGAGGATTATTAAGCATGATGGGATGCTGGTGCCCGCCAATCAAGGCGGCAAGACTGAGCTGCTTGAAGCGATGCTGGCTGCGCGTGAGAAGATGCCGCTCACCTTACCGCCCTTTGAATACGTGAAGCCCGTGCTCGAGAAACCTTTATCATTTGATGAGGCGTTGAAAGCGAGCCTTGCTAAGTCCAGGGAGCGCAGAGATAGGAAGGTATGAAGCTGCTTCTAATTCATCCAGATACGTTTCAGATTCTTTTGTATTGCCACAACTACGAGGGTCAAGGGTGGCATCAGGCTAAATTTGACCGAGGCGTTTGGTACTACACGCAGATTTCTTTTGAGCAGATACTGGCCAACGGCTGGGAAGTGGTGGGCACGCTATGAGAGATAGAATAACGCCTGGCTTGGTTCTGGTGGTCATCTTATCAATACCCTTCATGATCATTGGCTACGCCGCTGGTGTCGTGGTGGTGGGCCTGCGTGTGGGCTACAGATATGTTGAGTGGGTGATGGAGTGAGCAAGGTCACGACCTACGTCATCTATTATGCGGACGGCAGGCGAGAGCGTAGGCTCATCAGGACTGGCGAAGTGCTGACCTAGACTTGACCCACGGCTGACACAAGGTAAAGCTGTAAGCCTCCTAGTGTGAGTTTCGCCAGTGGGCCGGGGTGTGTTGCTTTCGCCCCGGCTCCAGATTAGAGGCCTCTCTCTTCCTTTACTACTGCTACCCTCCCGCGCTATCGTGTGCGAATGAGAATCTTCGGATTAGATATAGACAGACGGCTGACCATTCGCGGCTCTGACTGGTATGACACTGGCACCTTGCCGGTGCTCTTAGGCATGGCGATAGTATTTGCGATTGCAGTCTGGATGAATAGCTGATGTTCATTCAAGATCTCCGCAAGTCGCTCGACGCAAACGCGACGGCATTATATGAACAGAAGAAAAGAGAAAAGGAACTTAAGAGTCATCCTGAGACCATGGAGATGATCTGCTCGCATGTAGCTGATGGGGGATCACTCGCGACCCTTTGTGAAAAAAAATGGTACGTCAACTATGGGCGCATGGCTCAATGGATAAACGCAGATGATGGCAGACGTGAGATGCTCACACGTGCAACCGAAGCGCGGCTTGCATGGGAGCGTGACCGCATCTTAGCTGAGCTTCGTGTGCTGGGTCTCTTTGATATTCGTGACCTGCTCGATGAGGCTCACTGTGTGAAGCCACCTGACCAATGGCCTGACCATATCTCTCGCGCCATCGAATCAATGGAAGTTAAAGAGTTGTTCGAACAGGGTCCTGACGGTGGTCGCATTAAAATCGGAGAAGTAAAAAAGATAAATCTCGTGAGCAAACTGAAGGCATTGGAACTGCTGGGCAAGACGTCTGCTTTATATGTCGAACGCCATGAGCTTGCTGTTAAACCAATGTCGCTGGGAATGATGGTCGAGCAAAGTTTTAATGAACAAGCAATCGACGTTACCGACTCTACTGCTCGCGTGCCTTCTGCTGAGTAACGTACTCCCATTTGAAACCACCAGCCAGAGGTCGCTCACCTCTGCAAACGGTGGCAATGTTTCGATGGTTTATCTTGTAAGCTGCGGCAGCTTCTTTTGTTGAAGCGAAAACTTCGTCAGTATTTACACAGCGAACAAGTTTGCTTTTAGAGCCAATCAGCTCATCCCAAAGCCCAGTTCTAAGCGCGTGCTGAATGTTCTCTTTTATCGTAACCCACTCAAGGTTTGTATAATGGTTGTTCCAGCGCGTCCCATCAATGTGGTTTACCTGCGGCTTATTGTCTGGGTTCGGAATGAAGGCTTCGGCAACAAGCCGGTGAACACTTAGGTTCTTTCTCTTACCTTCAATATGAACGGTTATCTGTTGGTAGATATTGGACCGACCCAGATCAAAGAATCTTTCTCTGCCATTACGGATGGACTTGGCTCTGCCATAGTTACTGAACCAATGTTTACCGTTCGTTCCTTCGATCTCTTTCCAGACTTCTTCCATCCGTAGACCATCGCCAAAAGTTCTTGCATGAGCAATCAAGTCGCGGGACTGTGAATGTTCTACATGGAACATCTAGCTACCCCTCTCATCGCTCTTTTCTATTTCGGTGCTGTTGTCGGCATCTACCTTTTGTTTAAGGACCCGAAGAAATGAAAGTCAGCAGAGCCATCCGCATCTTGCAGCAGATCTTAGATTCAGTTGGTGATCTTGATGTGGCGTGGGCTTTTGAAGATGGCGATAGCGTAGCCTTCATGCTTCCTGACCGTGTGGCTGTACTTGGCGCAGAAGATACTCCAGACTTCGCAGCGTTCACATTCGCTGAAGTCCTTGAGCTTGTTGAGCCCGAAACTGTAAACGTCCTGCCAGTTATAAAAGTGGGTTTAGCAGGGGACTTTCATTGAAGACAAACTTTGCCCAGGCCATCAGGATCTGGCGTGAAGATCCAGTTAGAATGGTTCGTGATCTATTCAGGGTAAACCCCGACACCTGGCAGGTGGAAGCGTTACGAGCTTTCGCATCTAATGATCCAGACAAAAGACGTATCGCTTTAAGAGCCTGCGCTGGTCCTGGTAAATCCACAGCACTATCTTGGATGACGTGGAACTTCATGCTCTGCTACGGCGGAAGAGATGAGCACCCGAAAGCTGCTGCCGTTTCGATCTCAGCTGATAACTTGCGCGATAACTTATGGTCTGAGTTGAACAAGTGGCTTCAAAGATCAGAGCTTCTGCAAGCAAGCTTTCACTACACGCAGACCCGTATCTTCGCTAAGGATCATCCGAACACGTGGTTCATCTCGGCTCGCTCTTTTGCTAAGACCGCTAACGCTGAAGAGATTGGCCGGACACTCTCAGGGCTTCACTCAAAGTTTGTTCTCTATGTGATAGATGAGTCCGGCGATATCCCGCCATCAATTGTAAAAGCCGCTGAGCAGGGTCTCTCCACTGGTCCAACCTTTGGTAAGATAGTCCAGGCTGGTAACCCAACAAGTCAGTCTGGGATGCTTTACGCTGCGGCCTCTACCCTTGCTCACGAATGGTTTAACATTCAGATCACGGGTGATCCCGATGATCCTCGCAGGTCAAACCGCATTGATCCTATCTGGGCAAGAGAACAGATTGAGAACTACGGTCGGACTAACCCTTGGGTCATGGCATTTATCTTGGGACTCTTCCCTGAATCTGCCATCAATACGCTGCTCTCACCTGATGAGGTCGAGCTTGCGATGCGGCGCAACGTGCATGAGTCTACCTACTCTTTTGCGCAGAAGCGTCTGGGCATTGATGTGGCGAGGTTCGGGATTGATTCGACCATTATCTTTCCCCGCCAAGGTCTTCAGGCTTTTGAGTGCGCACAGATGCGAAACGCAAGAACGCATGAGATCGCGGCTCGCGTAGCTCAGGCAAAGATCAATTGGGGGGCAGAGCTTGAGTTCGTGGACGGCACGGGAGGCTTTGGTTCAGGTGTCGTGGATTCACTGATTCAAGGTGGGCATACGCCTCACGAGATTCATTTCTCTGGCGAGAGTCCAGAGGTTCAGTACGTGAACATGCGGGCTTATATGTGGTTCAAGATGGCTGAGTGGGTGAAGCGCGGAGGTGCTTTGCCGAATGATCCTATTCTAAAAAAGGAACTCACTGCACCTACCTACTTCTTTAAGAAGGGGAAGTTTCAGATTGAGGATAAAGAGCAGATCAAGTCCCGCTTAGGTTTCTCACCTGATAGGGCTGACGCTTTAGCGCTGACCTTTGCTCACCCAGATATGCCTGGACAAGAGCACTTGCCGCCTGGTTTTAAAAAGCCTCGGGTTAAGAGCGAATACGATCCTTTTAATAGGTGACGTGCTATCTCACTTTCGGCCAAGCTTAGGGATGTGCCTGGTCAATTCTTTTCGAGCGTAAGCTCACGCATGGTTTCACGGAAGAGCCTGGGGCAATCGCCTCGACCAATTGGGAACTTTAACGCCAGCAAGATCTGGCCAGGCACACTTTGGAGAAACGTATGCGCTTTGAGTTCGCACAAGAAAAGTTTCGTGATTGCTATCAAGAGATGGTCCCGCTTCTAGAAAAGAACTGGGCTGAGGTTTCTCACTACCTCGATATCCCTTTAGACGTAAACGTTCAGGGTTATCAGATGCTGGATGAATCAAACCGTCTTTGCTTATTCACTGCACGCGAGCCGGGGACAAAGCACCTAATTGGTTACTGCGTGTTCTTCGTGAACCGTAATATCCATTACAACGGAAGCCTTCAAGCGACTCAGGACGTGATCTACATTGATCCCAAAAGGCGTGGGTTTGGGATGCAGTTCATAAAGGCTTGCGACTTCGCCTTAAAAAACATCGGGGTCCAGGTTGTTTATCAGCACGTAAAGGTTAAACATAATTGGGGTAAGGTCTTAGAGCGCATTGGATATGAGCACGTTGAGCACATCTATGCGCGAAGACTCGATAAGGAGTAATCAACATGGGTGACAGCAATCCTTTCTCCGGGCTTCAGCAGCTTGGCGAAGATCTAGGCAATCGCATTGGTGGAGAAATTGGTTCGGTGATTAAGAACCCCACCCGCGCTATTTTGGGCTTTCAAACTGGCGGCCTCTCTGAAGCGGGCTTTGCGGCAAAAGATATTTTAATTGATCAACCAAAAGCAGCGGCTGAGAAAGCTGCGGGCCAAGCTAAGAAGATCGCAAACGACGCGAGACTTGCGGCTGAGGAAGACGAGAGAAAGACTGATCTTACTAAGAAGCGAGATGAGGAACGTCTTAAGCAGCGTAGCCTTTCGCTTGCTGATCAAGGAAGAGCAGGCACAATCCTCACCGGCAACAGCCTCGGCAATGCTGCCCAAACCAAAACAATTTTAGGATCTTAAAAGCCATGGATAACGGCGGACCAAAAACAAAGCGTCAGAAGATTGAACTCCTAAGATCACAACTTGAGCTAGAGCGCTCGAGCTTCATGCCTCACTGGCGTCAGCTCTCTGACTACATCCTTCCGAGAAGGGCACGCTTTAATGTCACAGACGTTAACAAAGGTGATCGGCGCAACTCCAAGATCAATGACACCACTGGCACTATGTCGGCTCGCACTCTTCGCTCTGGCCTTATGGGCGGTGTTACATCCCCGGCTCGCCCTTGGTTCAAGCTCACCCTTGGTGATCCTGATTTGGCTGAGTTTGGAGCTGTTAGAGAATACCTTCACCGCTGCCAGACCATCATGTCGAACACGTTCTTAAGAAGTAACCTCTACAACACGCTGCCCGTAGTTTACGGTGATCTCGGAACCTTTGGCACAGCTCCCATGTCCGCCACTGAACTCTTCTCTAAAGACGTGATCCACACCATGAGCTTTCCTGTGGGCTCATACATGGTTGCCAAGGATTTCTTAGGACGTGTGAACACGTTTGTTCGAGACTTCCAGATGACGGTCTTTCAATTGATTGAGACCTTTGGCCAAGATCCAGAAAACCCAGGCAAGGTGGATTGGTCGAGATTCTCTAAGCAAGTAAAGAACATGTATGACCGAGGGGATTACAACAAGTGGATCGAAGTCACGCATGTTGTGATGCCGAACTCTGAGTATGACCCATCAAAGCTTGATGCGAAGTTTAAGAAGTTTGTCGGCTACTACTACGAGCGCGGTCAGCGTGGCGGTGGGGCTCAGTCGAATTACACCGAGAGCTTTGATCAAGATAGATTCTTAGAGGAGAAGGGCTTTGATATCTTCCCTATCCTTTGCCCACGCTGGGAGGTCACGGGCGAGGATGTTTACGGAACTGACTGCCCAGGGATGACGGCTCTGTCTGATATTAAAAGTCTTCAGCTTGGCGAGCAGAGATCGTATCAGGCTATTGATAAGATGGTGAACCCACCGATGATGGCGCCCACTTCGATGCAAAACCAAACGGTTTCATTCCTTCCGGGTGACGTGACTTACGTTATGGATCGAGAGCTGAACAACGGCATTCGCCCAATCTATCAGCTCAACTTTGATATCAATGCTTTGGAGATGAAACAGAACCAAACGCGTCAGCGTATTCAGAGGGCTTACTTTGAGGATCTATTTCTCATGCTCGCAAACGACGATAGGTCTGGTATCACTGACTGATCGTATTGGGCGATTGAGGCGACTGTTCCGAGGAATCTATCCGCGCCACCAATACCGATAAGCTTCTGGGCTTGAGCCATAACAGAGATGTACTCAACTTTAAGATCCATCCCTTGAAGCTCAGGTGGTGGCTCTGGAAGTAGACCTTGTCGGTTGTGATACTCAAACGAAAGGGCAATAAGTGGATCG